TGCGTTCGCCGACTGCTGCCGGGCGCGCGGGTTTTCGGACACTCGCCAGACCTACCCCGTTTCGCTCGCGGCTCTGATGGGTCAGGCCGGGCCCGACGGGTCGCGCGATGGGTACGTCCTGCTGCAACGCCTCACCGATGCCCGACGCTGGGCTGCGAAGAAGCGCCGGATGCAACAGAAGGCACCTCCGGCACCAGTCGCACCGCCGTCGGACGTCGCGTCGATTCCGCAGCTCGGCGCCATCGCCGGCAACGCACTGAAACTACTCGGCCGGCCGCCCGGCTCAACGCGAGGTGGTCGATGACGCTTTGGGATTATCTGCACGAGCACGGTGGCGTCGCGTGGACGTGGACCGCGCTCCTGTTCCTTCTCGCGCTCGGGGCGCTTTCGACGGTCAATGGGAATCGACGATGAAACTCGAGGCCGCCGAGCAGATCCACGGAATCGCGGAGGCGCCGCGGCTCGCGCAGTGCGCGGAGTGCCTCGTCGCGCAGACCCATGCAGCGCTCTCGTTCCGTCCGATGACATGCCCGACGTGTAGCGCGCGCTGGACACCGGACCCCTGCGACGGCTGCCAGGAGACCCGCGCCCACCTGCGCACGCTGCACAACGCTCGCGCCTGGGCGCGCTGCTCGGACTGCGATCGCGTCGTCGTGATCCACCTTCGCGCGCTCGATCGAGCGTTTCGCGGAGTCCTCCGCGGACAAGCCACCGTACGGCGGCGGGAGATGCTGGCCGAACTCGACAACCTGGCGCGCTGGTGGCCCACGATCCACCCGCACGCGAAAGAGCCATCACCCATCGTGGGGGATGGCAACAAGGGCGGCGGCGCGAAGATCTCGGCGACCGACCGACCGGACCACGTGAATGACGACCACGAGCAGCTCGCGTGGGCACAGCGCACAGACCTGCGCCTCGGGGCGATCCTCGCTGCCGGTCGTCACGAAACGAAGCTACTGCGCATCGTGTGGGTCCTCGCGACAATCGCGCGCCTGAATTCGGATCGCGCGCACGTTCAGCCTGTTACGAGCGCGCTCGAGCGCGGCGGCGCGGTGCTCGAATGGCTCGCGACACGATGCACGGTCGCGCAACGGAAGAAGCTCGCGGAGTCAGTCGGCTGGACGTTTGCGGATCGCGATACGCTCGAAGGCTGGGCGAAGGATCCGTCACGCGGTCGCGAAGAAGCGAAACGTCACGGTACCGAGCTGCTGGCGGAAGCCGAGCATGCATGGTTCGAGAGCGCGCCGTGAGCGTCGATGCACGTCCGCTCGACCTCCATGCCCTCCATGTGGCGTTCGACCGTGCGCGCGCGGAAGAAGAAAGCGCCGCGCGCATCCTCACAGAACGCCGTGTTGCTCGCATACGTGCAGAGGACGCACTTCGCGCGGCCGAACGCGGGCTCCCGACAACGCCCCAGGCTTCCGAGGCTGCATGGCGACGCTGGTGGAATGACTGGGATGCGAGCGGCGTGAAATAACAGGAGGCATGATGACGATGTCGTTCGATGGCGGGCAGGACGGTGACGAGGCGGTCGACGTGAACCGGCTCGACCCGCTGAACACGAAGGCGCGCACGCGGCGCGAACGACGGGACGCCCGATGGGCATTCGTCTATTTCATCCAGGTCGTGCCGGATGGGCCGATCAAGATCGGATGCGCGCACGACGTCATCGCGCGCCTCATCGATCTCCAGATCGGGAACCACTGCGAACTGCGATTGCTCACGACGATGTGGGGTGGATCGAACCAAGAGGCGGCGCTCCATCGACGATTCGCCGAGCACTCGCGCCGCGGCGAATGGTTTCATCCGGCGCCAGAACTTCTTGCGTTCATCGCCGCGCTGCCGCCGATGCCGCCGCCTCCGCGAGGGTCCGGAGCGTGACTTGACATGTGTGGCTAAACGGGCACACTCGTCGCCAAGCCAACGCCATACGTGTATTCACGGTGCGTGAAGCGATCCTTAGAACATGAGCTGCGCGATCATGCTCCCGATGCCGCATCGGGTCGCGCCGCGCGAGCTGACGGTCGCAGAGATCGCGACGCTGACGTCTGACCAGGGCCGCAACGTTCAGCGACGCGTTGCCGGATGGTTCTCACGCCAGCAGCTCGACCCGACGCTTCCGCGGGTCCGCCGAGCAAAGCTCGCATGGGCTGAGCGATGGAGCTACCTCGTGGACGCAGCGTCCTACGATTCGTTCACCTCTCGCGAGCGGCAGTCGCCACTCCCGCCAGCGTTCGACACGGACGAAGCCCGCGCGGGTGGGTGTCAGTGCAAGTCGTGGTTCGCTGATGGTGAACGGCGCGCAATCGTCTCAGGGAACTGCCCCGTGCACCGCGTGCTGTTCGCGTCGAGCGCTCGCTGATCCCCAGCTGGTCCCCCGATGCCCCAGCCGACCCCCAGGCGCCCGCCGATTCCGCGAGAGGGACCGGTAGCCGATCGCGCTCGCGAACTGATTCGCACGCACGCGGGTCGGCACAAGATCTGGCAGACGCTCTGCGCGGAAGGACACGACGTCACCGTCGACCAGGTCCGCTCGCTGCTCGAACATGTTCGCGAGGAGCAACGCGAGGACCGGACGCGTGTGCGCGATGAGGTTGTATCGAACGCCGTCGAGAAGCTCGCCCCGGCGATTCCCGACGACCTCGACGCGCTTCGCGAGGTCCGCGACACGATGCTTCAGGCGATGCGCAGTGCAGTCACCGGCAAGGAACCGGACTTCGAAGCCGCATCGTCATGCGCAGGCCGCGTGGTCGCAGCTGCACGCGCGCGTCTCGAAATCGCAGGTGCGACGCCGGTTGATCCAGCAGGCAACACCGATGAAATCCGAGAGATGTTCAAGAAGCACTTCGGATTCCACGATGCCGGCACTCCGGCGGCCGTGATGCCAAATGCTCCCGCCGAACCGAATGCAGGGCCTGGACCGGTGGCTCCGTAGCTTTTACGGCTACCAGCTCCGCTGGATCGGCGACCAGTCACCATTCGCGATCGCGCTCAAGTCTCGCGCGATCGGCTTTTCGCATGCGACTGCTGGCGGCGCGGTCAAAGCCGGCTTCTTCGAGGGTCGTCGAGAACTGATCCTCTCTGCATCGCAGGACCTCTCCGACGAAGTTCTGGCGAAGGCGCGGTCGCACTGCGAGATTCTCGCGGCGCTCGGTTGGCCTGGTGCGATCGATTACGTTTCGAACAACACACGCGAACTCGCGTGGCGCACCGGAGGCCGCATCATCGCCTTGCCGGCGAACGCACGCACCGCGCGATCGTTCCAGGGCGATGTCTGGCTCGATGAATTCGCATACCACATCGATCCGGACGCGATCCGCGATGGCGCGTTCGCGATGGTCACGCGCGGCGACTATCGTCTGCGCGTCTTCTCGACCCCCAACGGCGCGCAGGGACTGTTTCACGAGTGGATCCAGACTCCGCCGCCTGGCTGGTCTGTCCATCGCGTCACGATCGATGATGCGATCGCCGACGGGTATCCCGCGGACGTCTCGAAGCTATGGGGACTGTGCGGTGGCGACGAACGCCTGTTCGCACAGCTATATCGGTGTTCGTTCCTCGATGCGGACCTGCAGTACGTCCCGACCGTGTTCGCGGATCGCGCGCTCGAGTGGATCGGGGAGTTCCCGTCGCTCGCCGGCGCATCGATTCACGCAGGTCTCGACATCGGTCGGCATCACGATCTCACGGCACTAACGGTCGTCGCGGTCGTCGGTGGCGTTGCATGGATCCTCGCGATCATGACGTGCAAACGCACCGATTTCGCCGCGCAAAAACGATTGATTCGCGACGCGCGCGAGCTGTTCGGATGGCGCACGATCCATGTGGATAAGAGCGGCCTCGGCGAACAGCTGACCGAAGAACTCGTCACCTGGTGGGGCGACGAAGAGGTCCGCCCAGTCACGTTCACGAACGAGGCGAAGGACGACCTGGCGACGCGCGCGCTTCGATGGCTTCGCGATCGTCGCATTCGTTATCCACGCGATGCCGAGGGCAAAGCACTCCGCGCTGAGACGGTTGCCGTACGCCGGAAGGTGACGCCGGCGGGTAACGTGCAGTTCGATGTGCCTCGCACCGCGAAGGGCCACGGCGACCGCTGGTGGTCGATGTGCCTCGCGCTCAAAGGCGCCGGCGAGCCGATTCTTCCGCGCGGCATGGGTCAGGAACCCGCACTCGCGATCGCGTAACGATGGAACTCCGAAAACTACAGCGCACGCACGCCGACTACGATCCGGCCATGCTCGCGCGCTACCACGACATCGTGGCCGGCGGGATCCAGTTCCAGCGCAACGTCAAGCACTACCTCCCGAAGCACGACGTCGAGCCCGCATCCGTCTACAAACGCCGGTGCGATGCCGCGCACTACCTCGGGTACGTCTCACCGATCGTGCACTACTTCGCGAGCTGGCTCTTCAGCTCGCCGTTGACGTTCGAGAGCGACCCGGCCGATTCGGACGAGTTCTGGAGTGCGTTCAAAGAGGATACGACCGGGCGCGGCGTCGACCTCGATCAGTTCCTGCGTGCACGGTTCCTCGAGGCGGTCACCGAGCGATCGTCGTACTGGCGCGTGCAGCTGCCGGACCCGAGCGGCGTCGACATCGATGTGCTTGCCGACTACGAAGCCGCTGGCCTCGGTCGCGCAACCCTCGATGCAATCGATGCTCGATGTATTACGAACTGGCGCTGCGACGACGACGGACGTTGGTTGTGGGTGCTCGAGCACCACTGCGACACGGGCCTCGACGATCTCGCGGACGAATATCCGACGACGCGCGAGAGCTGGACGCAATGGTTCGCCGATGGCACCGCGAAGCGCTGGGAGGCTGACTACCAGCGCGAGAAGAGACCGATCGAGATCCCGGAAGTCGCGCCGCCCTACAACCCGTGTCGCGCGATTCCGATCGTGCAGCTCACGATGCCGGATGAACTTTGGATCGTGAACCATCTCGCGTCAGGACAGCTCGAGCACTTCCGTAAGTCGAACGCGTTGAGCTGGTCGATCGATCGGACCTGCTACGCGATGCCGTACTTCTTCCTGAAGGACCGTCGCAAGCCCCCGGATATGGGTGCGGGCTATTACGGCATCCTCGGGATCGAGGAGAAGGTCGAGTGGCCTGCCCCCCCCGCGGCGCCGTTCCAAACCGTCCAGGAATATATGGCGCGGTTGAAGGACGAACTCCATCGCGTCACGCATCAGATGGCGATGGGCGTCGAGAACAACGCCGCGGCGGTGGGACGCTCGGGCGCGTCGAAGCAAGCCGACAACGCCGCGACGGAGATCGTGCTGTCGGCGTTCGGCCGTGTACTGCGCGAACCCGTCGAGCAGACGTTCGACCTGATCTCGCGTGCCCGCGCCCGCCCCGGCCAGAAGGCCTCGATTTGGTACATCGGCGGGATGGACAAATATAAGATTCACGACTCGGCGAGCATTCTTGCGGACGCCGTCGCGCTCGAGTCGATGAACATCCCGTCGGCGACGTTGCGCCGCGAGAACTTCAAGCGCGCAGGCCTCGCGGTCATCGTCGACGCGGACGAGGGCATCAAGGAGACGGTCGTCAAGGAGATCGACGAAGGCGTCAGCGCTGAAGAGTTTCAGCGCACGCCCGTCGATGAACCCGACGGCGACGAGATCGATCCCAACGAACCGATCCCGCCAGGCGCGGAGTCTCCGGACCCCGCGCCGCCCGCGATGAAGAAGCCAGGAGCGAAGCAAGCACCATGATTCTCACCGCACAATTTCACGTCCTGGCGGGGACTCCCGTTGCGCTCCCGAACGCGACTGAGACCGACGTCTTCGGTAACGCGTCCGACGGCATCGACCCGGCGGGGGGGGACCGTTGCGGGATCGCGCTCAAGAACCTCGACGTCAGCCACGCCATCGAGACCGTCACGGTGTACCGACTGCTCGGTCCACTGACCGTGGCGCGGACGACATACGGGCCGATCGGCGCCGGTCTCTCGTTCTTCATCCCGATCACCGACATCCTCGAAGATCGGATCCGCGTGACCGCCACGTCGTCATCGGGCGCGAGCATCGCCGCCGAGATGCGCGTCTATCGCAGCTCGCGGTGATGAATGCCAGCGCGCACGAGGGGGCAAGCGACGGCCGCCCCCGCCGGCGCTTGGCGCCCCGTCGAACTCTTCCCGCCCGGAGCGTCCGCGCGCGCGCATCCGCTCAGAGCGCGTCTGCGTGTTGTCGATCAGGAGCGTGCGCACACGGCGCACCAGGTCCAGCAGCTCGAGGCGACGACGTTGCGTGCGATCCTGCCCGTGCTTGCGCAGGCGCAACGCGAAACCGCGCTTGGTCTGCGTGTGTGGATGCGCCACGTACCGAACGGTGACCTTCGCTACACAGCGCAGCAGCACCGGAACGTGTTGCTACATCTCCAGACGGCGTTCGCGACGATCGCGCGGCTGCATCCCACGATGGAAGCTGCGCTTCGTGGGATGACGCATCGGGCCGGCGTTCTTTCGGCCGGACATCTTCAGCACGAGGTCGCACGCTTCGCGGAAGTCTTCGCGGGCAGTGAGCCGGCGATTCAACTGAACCTGACGCGAATTCTCGCGACGGGGGATCGCTACCTCATCACGCGCATCCGAACGAGCGCCGCCCGGTACGCCGGCGACGTAGGGACGGACATCCGCCGAGAGCTGGCCGTCGGCGTCGTGCGGGGCGAGTCGGTCTCGGCGATGACGTCGCGGCTTCAACGTCACGGCGGCCCGCGTGGCACCGTCGCTCTGCGCGGCGTCATCGGCGAGCCGGGAGCGGTGACCGAGGAGATCTCGGAGGGCCTGTTCGCGCGGTATCGCTATTGGGCCGAGCGCGTCGTTCGCACCGAAACGATCAACGCGTATTCGGTGCAGAAGGACGAGGGCTACCGCGAAGCCGCGGAAGATATCCCGGGCTTGAAACGCATGTGGGACGCCGCGATCGACGGTCGCGTGTGCGCCGAGTGCGCCGGGTCGCACGGCTCGATCGCCGACGTTGACCGACCCTTCGCAAACGGCGTGCTCGCGCCGCCGCTGCATCCGAATTGCCGCTGCACGACGGTCCCATGGCATGCCGACTGGCACGAAGTATTGCGCCAGTCAGGTGTCGATCAGCCTAGCCCTGCTCAACCCGCAGCAAGTCCACCCGCGCCGATCGCACCGCCGGTAATCCCAGCGCCCGTAGCGCCGCCTCCGGCATCCGCGACGGCGGCGCCACGACCGACGCGCGTCACGCGAACGCCGAGGCAATCGACGGGCACCGCGGCCGCGCGTCGGCGCACGCTGGCCGAATCGCAGGGGCTGACGCGCCTGAGGGCGGCATTCGCGAATCCGAACTCGCAAGCCCTCGAGCGGATCGTTCGTCAAGAGGCCGACGCCATCGTCGAGACGGTCGGGCTCGTGCATCAGCACTGGGGATCCGAGGATCAGCGTTTCGGCATCTATCCGAAGCGCAGCCGATGGGGGGCAGGCGCTCGGGGTCGAACGTCGTTCGCTGGAAGGCTCGAAATGCGTGCGGACGTGCACGCGTCGGCGCGCGAGTTTCTCGATCGGTTCACGGGCGCGACGCCTAGACGCCCGACACCGTTGCAGGAGAACGGATTCAAGACGTTGCTGCACGAGACGATCCACAACCATTCGCCGATCACGGCGACCGCGTACGAACGCACGGCTGCCGCGGTCGAAGAGACGACCACCGAGCTGCTCGCGCGCCGCCTGATGCGCGATATGTTCGGCGCGCGCGGGGCTCTCGTAGCGCCAACGCTCGCGATTTCGAGAGGACGCTCGTACGAGCGTGAGATTGACTTGTCGCGTCGTGTGCTTGAGCGCGAGCTGGGCGTGACGCCAGAAAACGCAATCGCGATGCTCGAAGATGCGGCCGTCGCAATGCGGCGTTACAATGGACCCAAGTTCGTGAACCCCGACGACTACCTCCGCCACTTCGTGGTCAATCTGCCGCTGCCGACTACGGTCTCCGCAGCGGATCGGATGCCAATGCTCATGCGGTTGGTTACGGCGTTCCAGGCGGCGCTCTGATGAGTCATCGAGCCGACGCGCCGAGCCTCTACTCGGTCAAACGCAACGATGTCGACGCCGTCGTGCGGGTCCTGCGTGAACGCCGCGACGCCGGCGTTCTGCGGGACGAGGACTTCGAGATCGCGTATCGGTTGCAGGACGATCCCGCCGCCCTCGAGCGCGCTCTCGCACGCGACTAGCGCAGCGACCGCAACACCAATGGGCAGCGTTCGCGACCTCGGCGACGCGCGCCAGGCGAAGGCGCGCAACGGCTGGTGCGTCTCATATGTGCTCTGCTCCGAATGCGGACGCACGTGGATCGCGGTGCATCCGTCCTGCGACGTGCCGTTCGAGTGCCCGCAGTGCGGCAAGGCTGCTGGCGGGCAGGTCAGTGAAGAAGAATTCAAGACCGCGCAGACCGCAGAACACGGGCGCGAAGGACGCGTGATCGTCGCGTCGAATCGGTTCAAACGAACCCCCTGATTTTCACGACGCACACGCGTCGCGCGCCTCCGTCGGCCCCATGGCTGATCCGATGGAACTGGCGAGATACGACAGCCACGCGGTGACAGCGACCGTATCGCTGCGCGTCCAAGCGGACGGAAGGATCGACCGATGAAGTACAAGATCGTCAAGAATCCAAAGGGCGGTTTCGACCTCGTTGCCGGCGACAAGATCGTCGGGCACCACGACACCGAGGAAGCGGCCAATGCTGCGCTCGAGGCCATCACGGGCGGCGGTGACGACGACGACGCGACCCTCAACGCGAAGATCAATGCGGCCATCAACGGCGCGCTGACCGCGCGAGAGAAACGCTTCAACGAGAGTCTCGCGAAGACGCTCCCGGAGGCGATCAAGGCGGTGCTGACGCCGACGCTCGAGGAGTTCAAGAAGACGCTCGCGCCTGGCGGCGAGGATCCACCCGGCAAGAAGAACGAACAGGGCACTGCACCCAAGCCCGATCCCGAGCTGATCAAGCTGCGGGAACGCTTCGAGGCGTCCGAGAAACGATCCGCCGATGCAGAGGCGCGCGCGAAGGCCGTCGAGGACAAAGCACGCAAGGACGCTGCACGTGCCGAGATCATCACGGCGCTCGATGCGAAGGGGATCAAAGGCGAACGCGCGAAAGCCCTCGTGAGTCACATGGAGGCTTCTGGCTCCCTGCGCTTCACCGACGATGGCAAGCCTGAACTCACCGTGAAGCGCTCGCGTTCGAAGGGTGGCACGGCGGAAGAGCTTGCGTTCGACCTCGCGGCCGGCATCGAGGATTGGACCAAGACCGACGCGGCGAAGGAATGGCTCCCCGCGCCGGGCACGCAGAACCCCGCGAATGCGCGCGGCACACAGAACGCGAATGGCGTGCGGCGCGCCGCACAGACGTACGAAAAGCCCGCGACGACGGAAGCCGAGATGGAACGTCGCGCGATCGCCTCGCTCGAAGCGAAGGGCGTGGACGTCATCGACGCCTACCGCCGCTGAATCCGACCGACCTACGCATGCTGCGTGATCGGCCGTTGGAAGACACCGAACAGGAATCGTGAATCATGGCCGATTACGACATGTCCGACATTGCGACGGCGCTGGCGCAGAACTATCGCCCGCGCGTCATCCGCACGTTCAACGCCACGTCGATGGCGCTGCGGACGCTCCTGATCGTCAAGGGAGCGGGGAAGAACATCGCTTGGGACTTCGAGGACTCGGGCGCCTATGCGGAGAGTTACGCGGACGGTGACGACGTCACGACGTACGGCTCGGATGAGCCGGCGCCGGCGACGCTCGACTGGGCGCTCTACCGCGCGAACTGGCGCGCGACGAACCTCGCCGTCAGCGCGGCGGGCTCGAGTGCATCGCCCGCGGATCTGATCCGTCTCGAGGCGCGCGGGATGCAGAACGCGACGCGCAAGCTCACCTCGACGTTGAACAAGGCGTTCTATAACGGGCTCGGGACGGCGCGCCTGATGGCAGGATTCGACCTCGCGCTCGACGATGCGAACTCGTACGCGGGAGTGAACCGCACGAACATCGCAGCGTTCCGCGCGAAGGTCATCGAACCGGGCTCGGCGACGGCGCCGACGTTCAAGCTGATCCGCAAGGATCTGTACGACATCAAGGATCAGTGCGGCGAGATCCCGGATCTCGCGTTCGTCGACTCGAGCGGGTTTCTGTCGCTCGCGGCGATGTTCGATGACCTGCGCCGGTTCGAGCAGGACATCACGATCCAGACCGCGCGCGGCGCGATCGTGCTCGATGCCTCGGTCGGCAAACTCCAGATCGAGGGCTGCACGTTCATCGCGGACAAGGACGCGACGGCGGGGAAGATCGATTACATCAACTCGAACTACGTGCACATCGAGTACCTCCCGTACCCGGGCACGGATCAGATCATCACCGAAGAGATGGTGATGGCGGATGCGGATGACGGGTACGGCCCGATGCCGCTGGGGATGAACCTGATGGCGCTCGCGCGAACCGGCGCGGCCCGCAAGTTCACGATGGAGGCGCAGCTCAACCTCGTGGTCGAGAAGCCCAACGCGTGCGGCCAGCGCCGCCACCTGGCCACCTGATCGACTTGATTCGCTAGGCGCGGCGGTCGCGGGATCGTCGCGCTGTGCGGATCGAAAGGACCACGACAATGGCAAAGCAAGTGCGGCGCGTCGCTCCGGGTTTCGACGACATCGCCGCGGCAATCGGCACTCTCAAGAAGGCGTTCGGGACGGTCACCGACCCGACGCACCATCACACCGCGGGCGCGAGCGTCGCGATCGTGGAAACGCGCGTGCTGCACGTCGAGGCGCCGGAAACGGCTGCGCTCACGGGCTATGTGAACACGGCTGACATCGCGAACGGCGCAGCGTCGATCGCGGCGCAGCCGAAGCACCCGTGCAAGCTGCAAGTCCGCATCGTCGACGCGAACTCGTCGATCAGTGCGGGTAGCGTCGTGCTCGTCGGGATCGGCGCGCGCGGCCAAGCGGTGACGCAGACCATCCTGGCCACCGGCGGAACGAAAACCGTCATCACCGACGACGCGTACGCGCATATCACGAGCGTCACGCCTGGCGGTCTCGTCGGGAACGCATCGGGCGACACGCTCGGCGTGGGTCCCTCGACCGCACTCGGGTTGCCAGGGCCGAAGGTGCTCACCCCATCGTCGTTCGCCGTGTTCAAGGCGAACGTCGACAATGCGGATGAGACGGTCGGAACGGTCGACGCGACGGCTGGGACGATCGCCCCGACGACCGCGGCGAACGGAACTCATACCTACGACTTCTGGTACAACTTCACGTACACGCCGGCTACGGCGGCGAACACGGCCGACGCATCGACGGGCATCACCGTCGCGGTCGGCGGGACCAGCAACATCCACCTGGATGCCAGCGAGGCGATCGTGCTCTCGCCGGATGCCACGGACCTCGCAAGCTCGCTGCTGCTGTGTAACGAGATCTGGGCGATCCTGAACGGGCCGCTCGGCGCGTATCCGGGTCACCTGAACGATCTGCTCGCGCACAAGGCGGCGGACA